GATTGATGAATGGTTTCCTACTGCCATCTATAGGGTTGAAAATTTGTTCCCCAAAGAACAAAACGATACTTGGGCTGAATACATTCAGACTAATAAAGAAAATATCCCATCAGGAGGAAAAGGATGGCTAGGAAACATGTACAATACTTTTGGTGTTTATGAATTGACTAAGGATAAAACCTTTTTTCCTTTAGTCAATAAAATCAATAAGCATGTAATAGAATATTCAAAATCATTTGGTTCAATGGCAATGTATACACCATTGAATGCGTGGGTAAACATTGCTGATAAAAATAACTACCAAGAGTATCACGTACACAACAATTCTATTTTTTCTTGTGCATATTACTTGACTTCTCCCGTTGGTTGTGGTAATATAGTATTTGAAAGTCCAAATGAACCTGATATGATGATGCCAAAAAATATCGTGAACTCAACTAAATTTAATAGTCCTACATGTTCATATGAACCTAAACAAGGTATGCTTTTAATTTTTAGATCATATCTAAGGCACATGGTTCAACATGGAACTAATGAAAAAGACAGAATTTCAATTTCAATGAATTTTATATGAACATCTTTTATCTTAATCACGAACCAAAAGTCTGTGCTGAAATGCACTTAGACAAGCACGTTGTCAAAATGATTATTGAGTATGCACAACTCATGTCTACTGCACACCGTGTTCTTGATGGTGACAAATACATAGACAAGACTTCAAATAATCGTAACATTCAACGTTGGCGCATGAAAAACGAAATCATTGAATATGGCTTGATGAAAGCATCACACGTTAATCATCCGTCAAATCTATGGGTTCGTGCAAGCAAACAAAACTATATGTGGCTGTATCAGATGTGGACTCACCTGTTGGCCGAGTATACACATCGATATGGCAAACATCATGCATGTGAAAAATATGCAAAATATCTTTGTATGCCTCCAGAGAACATTGCTGACATTCCATTCACCGAACCTACGCCTGCGATGCCAGACATATATAAAGTGACGAATGATTCTATTCGTTCGTATCAAAACTACTATATACATGATAAGAGTAGTTTTGCAAAATGGAAAAACAGAGAAACACCAGAGTGGTTCTCATACGGAGTAAAGAATGCCAACATACAACTTTCGCCATCGTGAGACAGGTGAAATAATCGAAAGACTTTTTAAAATTGCTGATAGAGAGGAATTCTTAGAACAAAATCCTCACTATGAATCTGTTATGCTAGGCGCCCCATCATTAGGCGATCCTATTAGGTTGGGCTTACGTAAGCCAGACAATGGATTTAGAGAAGTCCTTGCAAAGGCTAAAGAAGCGCATCCTTTAGGAAACATTAACACGTTCTAATATGGGGATACATCATACAACAAGTAAAAGGACTCCCATGGCAAGAAAATCTGCTACATCAAGAGTAGCAAATACTGAACCTCAACTTCCATCAACTCCAAGACTCAAATCTGTCAATAACACACTCAAACTTAGATTAGATGATTTAAAAACTTTTGATCCGCTAACAGAAAATCAAAAACTATTTTTCGAAGCATACAAACGTGGAGATTATTTTGTAGCACTTCATGGTGTAGCAGGTACAGGTAAAACATTCTGTGCATTGTATAAAGCAATTGAAGAAGTAATGGATAAAGCAAATCCATTTGATAAAATTATTGTAGTGCGTTCTGCTGTTCAATCAAGAGAGATTGGACATTTGCCAGGTGACGTAAATGAAAAGATGGAAATCTATCAACAACCATATCGTCAAATCTGCGACACCCTTTTTGGTCGCAAAGATGCGTGGGATAGATTAGAAGAACAAGGGCACATTGAATTCATTTCAACATCATTCATTCGTGGTATGTCATTTGATGACGCTATCATTATTGTGGATGAAATGCAAAACATGACATTCGAAGAGATAGATACAGTTATGACAAGGGTTGGTTATCGTTCTAAGATTATTTGGTGCGGTGACTATCGACAAACCGACTTAAATAAAAAGAAGAATGATGTATCGGGTATTCTTAAATTCTTTGACATTGCATATCACATGAATGCATTCACAAAGATTGAATTTACTGTAGATGACATTGTTCGCTCCTCATTAGTGAAAGATTATATTTTAGCGAAACTACAACATGAAGACGGAGCCACCTCAACAAATTAGTTTATCCGATATAAACATGAGTTCATTGAATCCAAAGTATATTGCTTTGGATTCAATTCAAACGGACAACTCACACGTAAAAGAATTTTTACAAAATTTTCAAAGTGAATATTGGCTAGATCATAAGATAAAAATACACCATTCTGTCAAATTTACCAAAAGTAAATTTAACAGGAATCGTATCATTGTCGTTTGCAAGAAAGATAAGTTTACAAATTTCAACAGCGTATTAAAAATTGTTAAGAAATATAATTTTCCAGAAAAATATATCGACATGTTGTCAAGTGAATTTTTGACATGTAATTTTGTCATATTTGCAATTGAAGCCGATGCGGGTGTTGCTAAGTATAAAATATATTGCGAAACATATTTCAAAGGTTTTGGGTTTGGATTCAAATGGACACAATCAAAGTGTGCAATAACTAGATATGAGTGGTTTAAGTCGGTAGACAATTATAAATCGTTGATAGATGCAAGCGGATTCGATTTATATCCAAAATTTTTAGAAACAAAAAAAATCACACAAGCATATTCGGTAAAAGATGAGAATACCGATAAGCGAGGATTTGAATTTGAATTAGAAGATGCATATCTAAAAGATGTGTCGGATGATGTTTTACTATTGACAGACGTTGACATTTATGATAAACTAAGAGACTTGGCAATACTTCCTTTAATACATTTTTCTGGTGGAGTTGAAAGCAACGGAGATAAATACTTTAATCTATACTTTATGGTACTGTAAAAATGAACTTTAAACATGTTGGTTGTGATATTGATTATGACCTAGAAACCGAAACAATAAACGGCAAGCGTTTTTACAAGACGCCTGAAGGCAATCTATATCCTTCCGTGACTACTATCACATCTCAGCATGGTAAAGATAAAATCATAGAATGGCGAAAGCGTGTTGGTGAAGAAGAAGCCAATCGTATTTCGACTAAAGCATCCAGCCGTGGAACTAGAGTACATAAGATTTGCGAAAACTATTTGAACAACGAAGAAGACTATGCACGTAAGACGATGCCTGATTCTGTTGCTATGTTCAAGACGTTACAACCTCTATTGGATGAACATGTAAATAACATTCATGCACTAGAGATTCCTTTGTATTCTCATCATCTAAAAGTTGCTGGTAGAGTTGACTGTATTGCAGAATATGATGGTAAGTTATCTATCATCGACTTCAAGACTTCAAGCAAGTTAAAAGAAGAGAGTTGGATTAAAGGATACTTTATGCAATGCTCTGCGTATGCAGTCATGTATGAAGAACGAACTGGAATACCAGTATCACAAATTGTAATTATGATAGCAGTTGATTCTGAACATCCACAAGTGTTCATTAAGAAACGTAACGACTACATCAAAGATTTTATATCTTACCGTGAAGCATATGATGCCGTACTGATTGACTAACATGATAAATAGTGATATAATATTATTTGTTCTTATCGTAGGACTACATGCATTTTGGATTTACAAACTGACAACCTACGATTGGAATAATTTTGAAGAAGATAGTAAGGCGGACACTGGTTGGCCACCTTATGATTGATATTGCTGTATGAAGCAAAGAGAAAAGGGTTCTGGACGGGGGTGCGAATCCCCCCACCTCCACCAAAAGTATTCTAAACTGGACGCAGGATCAGAGAAGGTTGAAAGTGGATTGATCGCCACAAGTATGCTGGAGATTAAGAATGCTTTTGATGGGGGTGCATAGTTTCGACAGGGCAAAGAGTAACAGAGTGGACAGCACATCAGCAACGATGTAAAAAGAAGAAAACAAAGTAAACGCAAACGACTCACGTTTCGCATTAGCCGCCTAAACTCGGCTTAGGGTTTCGACAGGTTTCCTCGTAACAGAATAACCTGTCACTAACTTATGGAGTAATAATGAAAATAATTGATTCAAAAATAATCCCTGAT